CAAGACCGCGAGCAAGAGCGTCAGGAGTACGAAGTACGTACCTGGCTGCGGTCAACAGACATCGAAACCATCCACGCGATTTTTGATGTTGTCTGCGGTGGGTCTGATGAGGCAATCGAGCTGTATGACAAGGCTTTTAAGGCTATGTTGTCAGGCAAGACTTTCGACCTGCGTGACGAGATCCTGCCGATGTTGCTCGATGAGTACAAATTTTGGAGCGAGGTAGCCTACAAATGAGCCTGATCCGATACGCAATCTTTGTAGCTCTTGGCGTGATGTTAGGGATAACCCTAGTAGACATGTCGGTGGGTAGCGAGTCAACTATAGGTAACTGGATATGGCATCTATTTTGAACCCGGATTTCGTTTGGATTCCAGCAGCAGCAACAAACGTGATGGAAACATGGAGACGGCATGGCTGGGTGCCACCCTCCGAACAACAGAGTTATCAACAGAAATGGAAAGGTTTTAAGAATGGACAAGATAGCAGCAGCACTGGTGAAGGCGCAGAAAGCATTCGGGCCAGCACTCAAGTCATCAACAAACCCGCACTTTAAGTCTCGCTACGCAGACCTAGCCGCTTGTGTCGAGGCAGTGATTGATGGACTTAACGCCAACGACATTGCTCTGATGCAAAACACGCACGAGTGCGAAAACGGCGTGATTGTTGAAACAATGTTCATACATGCGTCAGGACAAACGCTGTCAGCCGGTAGGCTTCATGTACCTGCTGCCAAACACGATCCACAAGGTTATGGATCGGCGCTTACATATGCCCGTCGTTATAGCCTAATGGCAGCCTGTGGTATCGCGCCAGAAGACGACGATGGCAACGCAGCGTCTAAAAAGCCTCAGATCAGCCTACAGCAGTCTTTGGCAGCAATGGAGGCATCAACCTCTATGGACGCACTGAAAGCCGCTTATAAAGCCGCATTTCAGGCCCACGGTGCAAACGAGCAGATCGAAGCCATGAAAGACGCAATGAAAGCCAAACTGATGGAGGTCAAATAATGTTCACCCACCCCTGGCCATTTCGCAGGTCAGACCCTGAAACCAGCAAGACGCCTGTCAAGATCGAGCGGCCTAAACAGATTCATCTGATGATTCTGAAAGAGCTGATGGCAAGCCCGATGAATGCGTATGAGGTATCAGAGAAACTACCTCACATTCTGTATCAGTCGATCACTCCACGAGCTGCATGGTTGCTGAGAAACAAACTGGTAGAGATCGACGGGTATCGCAAAGGCTCACATCGAGCGCAGAGAGTTTGGAAAATCACACAAAAGGGGATTGATTATGTTCGAGCAGCTGAAGAAAGTAAAAAGGAAAAAGCAGTACGACCGCCCAAACCCCGAGTTGGAAACTGCAATTAGCGACGTAAAACGCAACTTTCCATACCTGTTTTGGAAAGAGCACGAACTACACACAAGGCGCTTCTATGACCAACCAGCTCACCCAGTCCCTTACGCAGGATATGTCCACGCTTACAAACCAATCGCAGCATCAAGAAGTGCAAAACCAGTCAAAAAAGGCGCCTAAAATGTCAATTCAAAATGTCGCATTGATGCGAGCAATCAACATCCTGAATGCAACAAAATGCCAGTTCAAAGTCATTGCTCCTGATGGTAGTCAGTACGGTGACTTGCAGGTAATACAGAAAAAGAAGACCAAGCGCAGGTCGCCTGGATTCGTAAAGCATTACTTCAACGTCTACAACATGAAAGTAGGTGAGGTGGCAGCTTTCAAACCTGATGGTGATGTCATACCAAACATGCACGAGCTAAAAAAGGTTTTAAGCAAACACCTGTATAGCCTGTTTGGAAAAGGCTCGGCTGTCTTCAATGAGGTTGATGGCACGCTTGAAATTATGAGGGTTGCATGAACCAACGCACAGACGAGTGGTTCAAAGACCGTCTAGGCCACGTAACAGCAAGCAGGGTAAGTGACGCGATAGCCGGGAAAGACACAGCCACCAGGCGCAACTATCTAGTTCAACTGGTAGCCGAAAGACTTACCGGAGAGAGGCAGGAGTCATACACCAACGCTGCTATGCAATGGGGTACAGAGACTGAACCGCTCGCTCGTGTGGCGTATCAAGCATCACATGACTGGGTGGAAGAAGTCGGGTTTATCAAGCACCCAACAATCGAGTGGTTCGGGGCATCACCAGACGGGTTTACAGGTGACGGTCTGATTGAGATCAAATGCCCCAATACTACGACTCACCTAGACTGGAGGCTTGACGGTGTTGTTCCAAAAAAGCACCAACCGCAGATGCTGGCACAGCTCGCTTGTACAGGTAGAAAGTGGGTTGACTTTGTATCGTTCGACCCACGTCTGCCAGAAAAGCTACAGTTGTTTGTAGTTAGATTTGAACCAGATCAGAAGGAGATAGACGCACTCGAAACAAAAATCAAAGCATTCTTAGTAGACGTACAAACAGCAATCAACAAATTGGAGCAGTGATGGTTAAGTATGAACTCTCAACAGCAATCGGCACGTACCAGAAAGACGGTCAAGAAAAGACCCGGTGGGCAAAGATCGGTACGGTAATGGAAACCAAGAGTGGCAAGCTGGCACTGAAGATCGACACGATCCCTGTCAACTGGGATGGCTGGGCTAGTCTAATGGAACCTCGCCCGAGGGATGACAAAAATGACATCCCATTCTGATGTAGATCACCCACCCCACTACACTGCTGGCAAGATAGAGTGTATCGAGGCTATAGAGGCTGCTACAACAGGCTTAGAAGGTCTGGAAGCGGTCTGTACAGCCAACGTCATAAAGTACGTGTGGCGGTGGAAAAGAAAGAACGGCTTGCAGGATCTCGAAAAGGCTAAGTGGTACCTTGATCGATTAATCCAAGCGCAAGTTTCTCGCTCTCAATAACACGCCTCTCCCAGCCTCGGCCATACGTCTCCCAGGTTGGGAGAGACTTCATATAAGCTAAACGACGCGCACATAGGTCTTTTATCAACTGGTCAACAGGTTGAGCCTCTACAGCCTGCAATGTCATGCGACCTATAGCACCATCCGGGTTTGCACCGACAGCCTCTTGTAGGAGCTTTGCAGCCCTACCAGGCCCACTGTTAACGCATGTATCAAACACAATGTAGTCAACACCAGCAGGCAGATCGTCAGCTTTAACAGCGTCCCAGTAGCGTCTCTTGTAGAACCCGTTCACCAGCTCAGGCGTAAGTGCCTTCATCTCATCGTGAGTCACTTGCCTACCGAGATAACCCTCCCAGGCTTTCTGTGTGACACCGAGGTTTGTACAGCCTTTACGACCGTCTGGCAGTTGATTACCAGGGTCACGCTCGTCATCAGTGAAACCACCCTCGTGAGCAATCATCTGCTTGAAAGCAAAGTCCCAGTTCTTGTTCATTTGGAACCCTTTGCAAAGATTTTTTCAGCAGTACGGCCACCAAAGTACGCGAGCATGATAAGTTGGCCCCACTCGCCCAGCAGCTTGACGTAAGACTCGTTCACGCTCCAACCAAATGCCGAAGCAGAGGCAAACACAAAATATGCCCCCAGAATCGCTATAAGGGTCATAGGGCGTATATTTTTAGACAGCCATGAGTCGCTACCCATGTCCGCCTTCCAGCGGTCTGTGACGTTTTGCTGCTCTGCCTTAAACAGTTCGGTTTCGTTTGCCAACTTTGCAAGTTCGCCCGACTGCTGTAGCTGCGCAAGCTCTGCTTGAGCCTTAGCTTTGGCTTCAGGATCAGGGATGACTTTATCGAGCACTTTGCCAGCAAACGGCAATAACGCACTAAGCACTGGCAGCATCATTCTTCCCCAGCATGTTAGCTACAGCTTTAGCACCCTGCCTGCCAGCAATACCGCCGACGGCACCAATAGACAACATCATTACATCTTTCAGAATCGATAGAAATTTTTCATCGATAGGGCTGATGTTCTCCATGTCGTGCTCTACAAATAAAACCCCGAGAATGATCGACACGACAGACACAACCAGAATAAACGTGAGCGATAGAGCAATGATCGCCCACACCCTGACTTCTATCTGTTCTGCGGTTAAGTCTTTCATGTTATTGCCCCAACAGATACAGCATCCACACAATGACAGCTACACAGATTGCTAGGACAACAGCAAGCGCATGACCGTCTTTTATGCTTTCGTCTTCATCATTTTCGGGTTTACTGTCCATCTGGCCATGCCTCCCAGATATATCTGCCGAGGTTAAACAAGATGATCCCGCCGATACCGAGAACCATCGCAATCAATGCACGTTCGCGCTTTTGCTTCTCTCGTCTTTCAGCCTCGCGTTGAGCAGCTAACTCTGCTGCCCGTCTACGCTGGACGATAGCGTTGTGTTCAGACTGGATCTGATCCCATACATCACCCTGACCAGACCAGATTAGAAACTCTCGAAGTTCGTTCGTCATCTGCTGGACTTTGCGAGCAGCGATAACCGTTTCGAGAGCCTCTGACATTACAGACTGTTGAGGCTTGTCTGACTTAGCCTTGCGTTCTTCGTTAGACGCACGGTTGAGTTGGTCTTGAGTATCAAAGAGCTGCATGAACTCGCCCAGACATTCATGCGCCTCTTTCCCGATTGATATGGCCTTTTTAATGCCCTCGACTGCCGCCTGAGCAGTGGCCAATGCGACAGCGACTTCAATCATTTCACACCTTCAGAACGAGTCCCAGCAATAGCAGGATGATAGCGCCAGCAGACCCTAGCAGGATAGTCTCAAGTCTTTTAAGCCTGGCGTTGATCCCTTCGTATCGAACAGCACAGACTTCTTCATGCGTTGAGAAACGGGCTTCCAGTTCCATCATGCGCTCCAGGGCAGTGCAGGTGAAATGACAGTCGGATGTGCAGCAGATTGAATCTGAGCGTTTACAGCGGCTTCTGTAGCGTCTTTATCGACACCGTTAGCCCAGATCCATCCCAGGACTTGATCTTGCGTCAAGTCAGCGTAACTTGTAAAGGACGAGGGGTCTGGAGCTGGAACAGAACAAGTGGAGTAAACACTTGCAGAATACGTCTTGTCACCGTCGACCTCGGTTGAGGACACTCTCCAGTGAACAAGATAGACAACATCCGAGAGATCGCCTTCTTGCACACGGCATTCGAGAGAACTTATAGACCAATCCATGATTTACTCCTCAAACTTTGGCGTAAACGCCATGATGAATAGCTCTTGCTTCTGAGGCAACAAGCCCAGCAAGCTCAATATCTTTGAAGTAGCCAACAAGGTATGACTTGCCGTTCTTCATAACACGAACAACCCAGGCTTTGCTCTTTTTGTGCCAAGACACGCCTGGATAGCCTGATGTGTTGCTAGTCAATGCTGGCCGGTTGCACTGGTTTTCGCTTCGCGTAACCGCACGAAGGTTTTCAATACGGTTATCTGCACGGTCGCCATTGATATGGTCTATCTCTTTAGGCAGATAGCCGTGATGCAACACAAAAATCAAACGATGGACTTTCCAAATTTTGCTCATCCATGTGACATGCCTATAACCTGTGCTATGAATTGAACCAACTTCACAGCCAATCAAATGCCGCTTGTTTGGATGAACAACTTTTTTCCAATACAACCTGCCGTTTTTATATTCAAAAAACTCGGATACATCTTGCTGTGTAATCATGATTCGTACACCAGTTTTTCGCCGCTTAGCTTTTCAAGCAGACGGATTGCCTTGAGCATGTCAATGTTGATACGCTTGTTATCACGCTCCGAATAGTAAGACCACGCCATTTCCTCCGACGGGCCTTCAGGAATCAGCGAGAAGTTGTGAGGAGACAGCGTAGTGACGTTACCAGCTTCGTCCCGCACTTTCAATTCGCTGCTTGCAGATACATCCTCTGCATACAGAATAACGCCATTAGTAACAGAGCCGGTTGGCGCTGTTCCATTAAAGATTGCAAACGTTCCTACAGCAGACGCACCGGCTGATGTTCCGTTTAGCAAAAGGTTACGGTTAGCGTCTAACGTGAGTGCCTGGGTGAAGGTGAGAGGGGCGCTTGCTCCTGAAGTATTGTTTGGCGCTGTATAGAACTGATGTTGACCGCTTGTTTGAATGTATTGAGCAGCTAAACCATTAGCAACATATTTCGCACCACCATCATATTTATAATTGGTGGCAACACGCATGTCGTTTGCACCGGCAGACCAGACAGTGTTTGTGCTGTCGCTAAATGCCATGTGCTTAAACGCACTCCACGCACTAGGCGCAACACCAAGACCGAGGTTGCCGGAGGAGTCGAGGGTTAAGCGGGTATTACCACCATTCGTGCCAAAGCTCATGGCATTGGTGGAGTGGTTGTATTGAATAAAACCAGTGTAATTGTCAGCGCCAGTTGTGCCGTCAGCAAAATAAAGGTTTGATGTGCCGGTAGTACTTGCCAAAATCTGCGCTGCAACGCTTCCTGCGGCATTCGATACGACAAGTCTTTCCCCCGGCGAATTCGTCCCAATCCCGAGGTTGCCGGAGGAGTCTATACGCATGCGTTCAGCAGAGGCTGCGACATCATAGAATTGGAAACCACTTGTTCCGGCGCCGATCTGAAATCCGAATGTACTCGCCCCAGACGGAGTGAATTTAATTCCAGGGAATGAGCCTGCAATATCAATTACTTTTGTATATCCATATGCAGTGGTTGGACTGTCAGTCCCAATACCAACATTACCGCCGCTAGTAGTAACCAGCGTATTAACAGGCGTAGACCCATTAATCGACACAGCCTGCGTAGAACCAGCAGTACCAGCACCTACGATGTTTAGTGTGCCGGTGGAGGTGAGGCGCATATATTCAAACGCTGCACTGCCAAACTTTACAACATTAGCAGTAGACGGCCCGATGTACATATCGTGACCGCTATTTGTCCCAATCCATAAATTATTAGATGAAACACCACGATAAGAATATGTTGCGCCAGATAGTTGAAAGATTGCTCCGGCGGTTCCATTGTTAAGATTCAAACCGTCGAGTGTTGTGGTTGCACCACTTACACGAACATCCAACTTATTTCCCGGCGAACTCGTCCCAATGCCCACATTGCCGCCGTACGCAAAGGTGACATTGGTTCCCGCCCCCGCTTTGAAATACATCGGAGGCGTAAAACTGGTTGTGTCTGATGGAACATCAATTTTCCACCCACCACCGGCAGGTTCAAAGTCAATTCCAACAAGCGCAGATGCGCCAGCATTTTGATTTGTAATTGCCAACCGCAACGCCGAATTTGCGTCATTGCCAATTGAAAATTTAGAACCAGAAATTGGAAGCGCTGTGCTTGTGCCAAGTGTTAAAACTGACCCATCAAAAGTCAGCGCACTCCCCGTGGTCAGCACCTTTGACCCATCGAGGTAGGCCACGCCGTTAGCCGTACCACCGGATAGAACAGGGTTAGCAGAGACAGATACAACACCAGTAGAGTCAGCAATAGACAGAGCAGCAGTACCGTCTTTTGCTTTTATGTTGGTTACTTCTATGTCGGTAACATCTAGCGCACCAGACAGTTGAACCTGACCAGTTCCGTTAGGCGAGATTACGATGTTGCCGTTTGTATCTGTGGATGAAAGCGTATTTCCATCTAGACGCAGATTATCGCCGTTGACTTGAGTGCCGGTGATTGTCGTTGCAGTCAACGCACCACCGAACGTAGCATTAGCACCGTTCCAATACGCTCGTGGGTTGCCATCACCATCAGACAGCACGATGTAGTTGCTTGATGTGCGGATATCCAGACCGCCTTGATTACCAGTGTAATTACCGATAATTGTGTTCTTGTTGCCGTTTGTAATTAATGAACCGGCAGCACTACCAACAGCCGTATTGTTACTACCTGTAGCAGTTCCAAGCGCACTCTGACCAATTGCGGTGTTGTTGTTACCGTTCAGGTTTGAATTTAGCGAACCAGCACCTACAGCGGTATTCAACGAACCGCCTTGGTGACTAGTCATTGCTACATGACCTACAGCAGTATTCCCAGTCCCACCAGTGTTGTTAGTCAAGCTGAGATTACCGACTGCTGTATTCAGATCACCGACCGTGTTAGCAGCAAGAGCACTTCTACCCAGAGCGGTATTCGTCAGGACAGATCCAAGACCCTTGCCAAGCGTCACTCCGTTTGCCGTAAGGTCTTTTGTAACAGTTATTGCACCAGTACTGTCAGCGATAGATGCAGCAGCAGTACCATCCTTAGCTTTGATATTAGTTACTTCAACCGTAGTCAAATCAAGAGTAGTCGAAACGCTAACAACACCAGTCGAATCAGCGATAGTGATAGCAGCAGTACCATCCTTAGCTTTGATATTGGTTACTTCTAGGTTCGTCGTGTCAATCGTAGTGGCGTTGATGTCGCCAGTAATCGTTCCGTTTACGTTACCAACCCAGCCAGCAGACGAGAAGTAACCAGCAGACGCACCACCTACAGCAACACCCAACTGATTAGCAGCATATCCGTATAGACCTGTATCAAGATCACCATACAGTTGAATACCAGGCGCAGCAGCAGTGCCTTGTGGAATGACATACACATCCATTGCACCGGATTGCCATTCTTTTAGGTCACTCATTAATTCCCGAATGGCGTTATTTATCCCCGAGGGAGCGCACCCCTCTGAAATATTGATACCGTTGATATCGGTATTGTTGCCTGGGGTAGTGGAAAACTCACTGATTTTGGTCTTTGACATGATTTACTCCGGGATGAGTCCGAACACTTGACCATAGCCAAGTCGTAAGGCTCTACGCTGCAATTCTTGAGAAATGGGGATGAGTTCTGCGTTAGTTGCTCGACGCATCATTCTGGCTGCAAGTTTTGGATCTAGCATTGCATCAACCAGCACGGCGCGAATAGCATCATCTGGGCCAGCATAAAGCCAGTTAAACGCAAGTGCCCCTTTTTGCATAACACCAGGCACTTCGCCAAACATTTGCTTGCCCATCGATTGACCAATAAAGTTGGCAATCGAAATGTTCTTAAATGTATTTGAACCGGGCTCTGCTGTAAGTCGAGTAATCGATCCTTCGTCTAAGTCTTGCGCAACACGTTTAACAACAGCAAGTTGCGTTTTTGATAGGTCAGTTTCTTTTTCAGCAGCACGAATAGCGTTTACAAATTTCGGCTGTGAAATCATGTATTCGCCAACCGATGATGGCTCTGTAACAATTGGCACCGTTCCGAGCACCTTACCCCTAAACTGCTGAGCAGCCTCTAATCGCTCAATACCACGAGACGCAGCGGCATACTTTTGCAGATAGTCTTTGTACCCTGGCGCAGCCGAATCAATCGCATCATCAACAGATCGAATTACCTGTTCAAGCTGCCCTTTTGCAAGTCCATACGCACTACCTTCTCGGTCTAACAAACCTTGAGCGGCATCTCTTAAGTCTTTGCGAACTTCATACAACTCTTGTGGAGTCGTAGCTCTTGCGACCCTTGATCTAGCGAACTCCATTGCTTTTTCAACCGTCCCACGCTTGCCAGCAGGGGATGCAAGAATGTCATCAATTGTCTTTCCAACATTCAAAGAAATAACACTGCCGAACATCTCTGGTGTTACGGTTGACTTTGCAAACGCTTGCTCGCGCAAAGGAGCAGTTACTTCATCCCGTTTTGCGATAGCCCCTTGCAAAGTCTCAGCATCTTTAGCAAGACGATCTAGCACGGCCATCCTTGCTTGATTAGCTTGGATCTGTTGAGCAGGAAATCTACCAGTTTCATCCAACGCTCGGACAGCAGGAACCGCACCGGCAAGACCAATATCACGAGATGCCTGCGCTGTTGTTGGCTGATATCCAGGAACCCCAGGCTGATACGACTCCATCCGTTGAATAGCAGTCTCAGGCTCACGAGCAAGCTGGCGCAGAACATTGCCGACGATGACCTCCCTGCCAGCCTCTGTAAACGGCCTTACAAGCTCTCTACCGCCCGTTGCAGCCCTTTGTGCAGCCAGAGTAGCAGCAGAGCCTACAGAAGGCGCTAGAACTCCTGCACCCATGCCTAATGCTATCTGCTCGATAGGCCCAGCACCCTCCTCACGACCCAACCCAGCAGCGGTAGCAGCGGCAGCACCACTACCAATCTGGAATGCCGGAGACTGAGTGAGCAGTTCTTTTGCAGCTTGACCACCAGCAGCAGACGGAGCAAATCGCTCAATTGCTTGCGTTGGTGATGGTGGTGTTACAAGCGTACCTGGCAGAGCGCGACCCAACCCATACCCGCCCAGCACGCCAAACCCTGCGCCAGCAATGTCAGACACAACACGCTCTTGAGGCGTTGCAGGCTCAGGCAGCCCAGCCTGCGTCAATAGTTGCTGTTGAGCTTGAGAAGGTAGCTGAATGTTTTGGCCGCCGATCTTGTTAATCAGCGAGATCAGCGCATCTGATGCCATTGTCGGCAGACCGAGAGTGCCAGTTACAGCAGCACGACCGGTAAGACCAAGTTGCCGACCAATCTGCTGCATCAACTCTTGTGGGCGCTCAGGGGTGACTGCTTCAGCTACAGTCTTTGCGGTTTCGGTTACAGCGCGTCCAGCAGCCTCTAGCGGCGTTTTCTGGCCGGTGATGATACGCAGACCTTCAGTAGATACATCTTTGATTCTACCGGCTGCAATGGCTTCTAAATCGGCATCTGATAGTTTGGTCAAGTCCATCATTGCCCCCGGTTACGTTTGAGTTCGCGCTGCTTTAGTTCTTCACGAGCCATATCTACGAGGTTTGCAGGAACCTGTGCAGGCTTAGTTTGCACCTGAGCAGGCTTGCCAGCAATACGTTGCGCATTTAGCCCGTAATCTTCTGCAATTGAGATGTAATTATCTCGTTTAGCATTGTAGACCTGCGCCGCTGCGTTATAAAGCTGGTCTGCCAAACGTCCAAATTCTTGCTTCTGCGCACCGGTTAGCTTAGTGCCTTTAATGATGCTGTCTGCGTAATTTCTGATCCTATCCAACGCTCCAGTTGCTTGCATTGCAATTGCAAGCTCAGACTCACGCACAACAGAACCAGGGTCAAGCAGTTTCATAATCTTGGTGGCAGCAGCAGTATCACCAATCGGCGTGTTTTCTTTTAGCGCTGTCTGAACAGAATCCCATGCTGATTTCATATCAACGTAGGATTTGTATTCAGGAGATGCAGCCCACTCTTTGCGCAGATCCATTTCGTTCTTGAAGCCTTTTTCGCCAGCGGTCATATCAATAATCATTCGACCGGCTTCTTTCCCCTTAAGTATTTCGCGCTGAATGTTTGTAAACGCATCTTGAGGCAACTCAGCCACATTCGCGGTTCCGTATAGACCAAGCGCCACGTTTGCAAAGTCGCCGGTCAACTTGCCTGTTGGACTAACTACCGGCTTAGGAGGTTGCCCAGGAACCATCTCATACAATGCCCCGCCAACCTCTCTGTACTCTGGCTTAGCAGGAGTACGCATTTCCTGCGCGGTTTTAGCTGCGGTTGTGAATTTTGACAACTGTTCCGGCGGCAAGAACTGGGCAAGTTGACTCATAGCTTCTTGATCGCCAGCCAATGCTCTAGGTGCAAGTTGCTGCATCATCTGCTGGACGTTTTCCATCCGACGCTGCTCTGCAATTTTACGAGCCAGCTCCATCTCTTGCAGACGCTGGCTATATACGTTCTGATATGCCTGCTGACCAGCAGACAGACCTTGTATCAGCCCTTGTCCCAAACCGGGACGTACAGCAGCAGGCCCACCAGCAGCCAACAGACCTAGACCGAGGTTCAGCAGACCTGCCTGCCTAGCCTGACCCTGTAGACGAGCAGCCTCTTCCTCGCCAAGTAGACCAGTTGCGTAAGAGGGTGCTTGCGGAAACAACAGAGATGCAATATCCATGATTCACCTCACAGCAGCGTTACAGGGCGCTGTTGTACTAATTTAGGAGCGAGCAGAGATTGAATGGGGCTAGTGATGTCTACGGGTCTACCAGGCGTTATAGAGGCAGAAGGCGCTGCTGTTGGCGCTCGTGACAACAGACCACCGATAATCGGGCCTAAGCCGCCAAGACCACCACCGCCCTGCTGTTGACCACCGCCTGTCGCAGCCTTGAATGCTTCTTTTAATGCGTCAGTTACAGAGCCAGCAAACGCACCGCCAGTCAAATAGTCGGTAATGTCTTTGAGCGTAGCAGCAGGGCCGAGTGATGTGATTGGTGACGATGTAATAGGCGCACCAGTAACCGTCTGATCTGATATAGGCCCGTACCCTTCGTTACCCAACAACACGCCTTTATCAAGATTGCCAGCGGTATCAGGTGGCTTAATAGGGCCTGGTATCTTTGGTAAATCAGGCAACGCCTCTCTAGGCAACAGCTTTTCTACACCCTCTGCTGGAAGATCCAACAACGGCCCAGGTTGACCAATGTCCAGCATGCCCATCAACCGCTTTGCTTCAGGGCTAAGTTGTCCAGAGATGTCTTCAACAGCAAGCGGAGGTTGTGCAACAGTATCGACAAGCCTAGTATCACCCGGCACACGTACAGGCTCGTTTATCAATGCGCCGTATGTTGTGGTTACATCAGCAAACGGCATGTAAGATTGTTGCGCTTGTCCAAGCAGGTTTTGCGCTGCTTCGTTGTAATCAGCAAACCCTGAAAAAATATCTTCTAGTTTTGGGGCTAATTGAAAATTAGGCACCCTCGGAAGTTGCATACCTGCCGTTGGCCCCATCGAAGCTTCTATCGCAGCAAGGTCGCTGGGGGATACACCAGTCGGCAACTGCGTTACAGGCAAAGATGGCGTACCAAGAGACGCCTCTAATGCACCGAGGTTTGCTGCTGCTACCTCTGGAGAGATGTTTGCCAACAATCCAGGAGTGACACCAACCCCGGTAGGGACGCCCATCGACGCTTCTATTTTTGCAAGATCGCTTGCAGCAGTAATCTCAGCCGAACCCGGAGCTTGCAGATACCCGCTTAATGCTCCAGCCAGCAAGTCTTTTGTATCACCACCTTTTATAGCGGCTTGACCAAGACCAGCAGCAGCTCCGGCGACGTTTGCACTAGATAACAATCCAGCGCCCAACGGCCCAAGCGTCAACCCACCAACTGAAGTTAGCAGCGCAGCATTTGCAGCTTTAGCGAGTTGGTCAACAATCTTGTCAACTTTTGCACTACCGAACAATGTGCTTGATTGATATGTAGATGCCTCTGGCGCACCACTCTCACCGTATCGGATTGCAATGTTTGTTCTGTCACCTTGATCTGTCGCAACAGTACCTGCTAACGGGTAAATCTGAAACCCGCCTGGAGTTGGTTGACCAGATAGCTGTGAGCCAGTAATCCCCATCTTGTTAAAAGCATCGATTGCTTTTTCACCAGGAAACAAAACGCCAGCGTTTACATACCCTTGACCCTCAACAAACTCTGTAAGTGGTATGACGTGCTGTAACTCATCTGCTGTTAGGTTTCTTTTTAGATATGGGCTGTAGTAACCAGCAAAATCGCTTTCTTCTTCATACCGAGGCCCATACATAGGCCCACTTTCACCGTACCCGATGATTTCATCACCGGCATAACGGATACGCCCAGACGGAACCATAATCGGCCTTAAATCCATCTGACTTCTGTCAGACGGAAATACGGACTTAAAGTATTCGCTTAGTTGTGACGCTGATACGGCCATGATGTCACCTACTTTTTAAGGCTTTTTAAGACCAAGGAACGTCAGCAGACCAGCCGCAGCAGCCGCTGGGATGTTAATGCTACCGTCTGATCCTAAAACTGCCCCAGCACCTAATGCAGCACCGAGAGACTGCAATGTTGGGTCTGATGTGTATTGAGTAGATACGGTCTGACCTGTTGGGATAGCAGATAGACCTGATAGGAAGGTTTGTAGCCGCGTATAAGGTGCCATTTCTTCTTCTTGGAACTTCTGCATAGCCGCAAGGTTTTTAGCTTGCGCATACGACTCTTCTATTTGCCCAAGACGTAGCAATTTTTCAATATCACCGTATTCTGACGCAGCAAGGGCAGGCGCTTGTGTAGCAGCGGCTTCCTGACGGGCACGCTCGGCAGCGTAGTTTTGATACGCAAGAGATCCACCCATGTTTGCAAGAGCATCGGCAAGGTTACTTGTGGCCCTAGACTGCAATTGTTGCGCAGCACCAGAACCATATCGCCCCGCAAGTGATGCTTGTGACGAAATCTTCGCCATTTGATCTTGGAATGCTGTCGTAATCGGCTTAGATGCAGCAGTTAGCATTTGCTCAAAAAACGGGTTGTTTTGTAAGTAAGTACCTTTCAAAACATCTTCTTGCTGGCTTAACGCCTCATCAAGCAGCGTGCTTCCACCCGTTGCCCTTTTATATGCTTCGGTAATAGCCTTTGATGTATATGCATTTTGTGTTGCATATCGATCACCTTGATAAACCGCGGGATCGCCTTCAGCATACAAGTTTTGAAGACGCTGCATACCAAGTTGATACATGTTTTGCGTTTCACCGGTTGGCGTATACGCAACAGGCGCGGTCGTAACGGTAGATGAAGATGGGCCACTCATGTCACACCTCTGCTGCCCACTTGACGGGCTTGAAACCCTGCTCTGGAGCTACTTGCTCCCAGCCAGGACGTAATGATGAAAAGGTTAGTTTCTTAGCACCAGACTCTTTTGCAATCTGCTTGGCAAGTTCCATAGCACCGTCCAGATTCCACTCTGCCCAGCCAGCCCACAAGTGCATCCCAGTCCGCTCTGGCTGCATGACAGCAAACGCTACAGGCTTACCCTCTTCAACAGCTAGCCACAACGCTGCACGTCGCTCTTTGCACTCTGTATAGACATCTTCAGGCAACCACGGCTCTGGAGATATTTGAGAGATCTCCACGAGCTTAGGACGCACCCACTCCCACACAGAAGCAAGCTGCTCAGGTTGTACGTATGTTTTAGCCAAGGACGACATATTTGTAGGTTTTGTTAGCGGTTGAGTTAGCAAAATGGTTGACAGTGCATTGACCTTGAATCTGGTTCGATGCGTATACGTCAGACGTTGATGACTCGTCTACCTTGTTAGCAGTGACAATGACACTCGGTGTAGATGGGCGAGTCGGGCTTGTCTGGGTAGGAATCTGTTCAAGAATTACAGCAGTGTTAGTAGTCGACCACATTATTTCAACGTAGTCACCAGCATTAACTTGGTTGTAAAAGTTCAACGCTGCAATCAAGTGGCCTTTAACAGAACCATGCTTGTTAGGAACCGAGAATTTAGAGTTAGACCCAGCAATGTCAGTACCGTTCTTACGAAACCACACATCAACATCTTCAATCTGCGAGTTATCGTTAGCAAACTGAATAGAGAACTGAATGTTATAGATACCACCCGTTGCAAACGTGATCCGAGAGTTGCTGACAATGCTGACACCGTTACTGTAGTCAGTCGTGTTCAGCGTAATCGCATATGCCGCAGTCGTACTCGCAGCAGACTGGTCTGTTGTGTCTTGAAATGCCCCGTAAGGCACGTTATCCGTGTTGGCAGCAGCAGAGGCAGCTACAAACAGAATAATGCTGTCCTCGCTGATTCTGGGGTCATACAGAGTGGTTGTAGTAGCACCACCTGTAGCAAGCGTAATAGTCCCTACAGAGTTGATCTTACCGTCAAGAGTCCGGTTAACGATCTCTGCAACGTCACGAGGCGTGCCGCCCTGCTGAGGTAGTCTGCGAAACATTACCGGCCACCCGTCGCGCCAACATCAATCTCAACACCAACCGCACGAGTCCAGTTGCCTGTAGGAACCAATGAGATACGATGAAACCGGCCATTAGACCTGAGAGGCACCCTGTTCTCTGTTGACGCTGCTACAGCGGTAGAGAAGTTCAGATTGCCATCAAGCCGCTGTCTGGAAGCAACAGACACCGTTGCCGACCCGTTGTCAACAAGAGGTCTAGCAAGTTTCAGAAGCGTATTAGCGCCTTCCGTCTCAATGTCGCCAGTCGTTAACACGGCGTCAGAATTAAGGCCGGAAAAGGTCACAACCTTAGCACCCCTGACACCACCTAAAACGATCTGGCCACCTGCCCACAAACGCGAATCAAGGGAGGCTGGAAGAGCGTCTAATGATGCTGAATAGTTATCGAGGTTCTCTACCGTAGTCGGTTGTGTCGCAAGAGTCGAAACGTAATCAACATCAGTCTCAGCATACGACCACTTATCAACCGCCCAGTTGTAAAACAGCATGTAGGTGTTGGCAAACGTATTCGTGAACGACCAAATAACAATTTTGTTAATCGGATCGATTGCAGACGAAATGTTCTGCAACAGAGACGGGTTGATGTTCTCATCAAACCATCTGTCTACACGCTCATTTCCAATGGGTTTAACCGTCTGCCCATCGCACACATAGAACCCGTCATCAGATAGAAAGTACGTGAAGCCACCAGACTGAACGACAGAACCAGACGATAGACAACCAAGCTGCCGAGTAATGTTGTCGAACTGGAAGTACAGAGGCGCACCAATGTACGTCATCCGGTAAATCGACTTCTCCAACAACACAATACCGAACTCACCACCAGTGATGCCTTTAATGTCGCCACCGTCAGGAATCACCTGTGAATCACTTTGAGAACCAGTGCCAGGCGTCCAGTTAGTCTCATCGTTGATGTCAGACCAAAAGACTTTAGACGGTTCCGCTGTGGTGTTAGCCGCTACAACAAAGTCCCGAACGACAGTCACATACTTAGCAGCAGGCGCAGCAGCAGCAAGGTCTGCAAAGTTGGTAGACGATCCTAACGTATACGCTTGGAGCTTCTCTTTACCGTTAGCAAAGATGATGACTCCACCAAACTGAGCATAGTCCCAGTAATCACTCAGCGTATACCCGCCAACTTTTGATACGTCATCTAGGCCAGCATCGTTAACGTCGAACTTAAATAACTTTGTTGTTCCAGCAGCAAACAGATATTGAACACCACCAAATTTAGGCGGTACAGACAACAATAGATCCTCGCTTGCGTCTGTAGACAGATCGCCAGCAAGAGGGAAGGGCGCAAAGCCAATACCAGTCGGGATGACGTTCTTAGCCTCGACAAGATTCGCCCCAAGACCAGCCTGGTCTGGTGCCCACTGTTGGAACAAGACTTTCATCGCGCAGTCACCGACATCGTTAGCGGAGAAGCACTGAACTCACCACGATCATCCGACTCGCGCAGACCCAACAGACCCCGGTCGTACATAGCCTGCCAAGTAGCAAGACGAGCATCGTTCATCAGATACGGCTCGGCCTCTGCAAGACTCGCGTACAACAGAAGGTCAGGGCAGTTAGCAAGAAAGACGTTCGATGTGTTGCTGTCGCTCAGAAACGCAGGCGCAGCGTAGTACAGAAGAGGCACAGAGTACGTTGTGTCAGGCGTGGCACCAAACTTAATCGTACTCGACAGAATCGTGTAGTACGAAGGTTTGTTCTGTTCGTATGTACGACCGTTGCGCTCAAGAGTAGATGGTGTGAGATAGGTCAGCGTCCACGTAGGATCGCCATCGATATAGATGTTCTTGAGTTCAAGAAAGTCGCTCGGCAGATTGACCGTTGATGTGCCGCCAGTCGTGGTTAGAGTGGTCGACGACAGCATTTGCCGGATGCGTAGCTCACGGCGCAGTCGAATCTCAGCAAACTGGATGAAGTCAGGAATCTGACTTGTAAGGTCACTTCTTGCGAGATAGTTTGCGACGCTGGTCTTTAGGTCGCTGTATGTTGTTAGTGCCATGTTTTACGTCATCCCATCCAAACGTCCTAGCCCCGGTATGTCCAATGTGCATAGACAAATCGTGGTCAACGTGAACGGGAATGTCGCTTTCTAAGCACTTCACACAGAAAGTAACGTCTTCCCCGATAACCCCACCATGATCCGTCCAGATAACGTCATGCCAAGGTTGCGGAACTTTCTCAAAGACTTCTCGCCTGATTAGTGTAACACCGAACCCTACCGCTGTCACCTGTTCTATACCGGTTTTACCCCTAGATTCAACCTTGTGCCAAACCTGAGAAACCTCTGCACCCTTCTTGATTTCCAGGTTTAAAGCAGTCGGCAATACAGGCTCTCTACGGGTAGTTGCGTTTACTCCAAGAACCGGGACGTTTCTAGCTAAAAGCACTTCTAGCGTGTTACTTGGGAACCGCATGTCGCTGTCAATCCACAGCACAGCATCGGCACCCATTTCTAACGCTTCGTGAGCTAGTTTCTCTCGCTGCGTAAATATCAGCGTACCAGGCATCTGTAACAGTTCAATCTCGACTTTGCCACGTTTGGCTTCGTATTGAACCAGTTTGGCAAGGTCAAAACAGAACCCGGCCATAACCTCATCACGACATGGTACGCAGATAGCTACTTTCAAATTTTCCCCGGATGCGTTCTAAAGAAACGGTTATCAGGATGGTTTAAAAAGGCTTTGAATCGTGTCTGATCGATTACAGTAAAACCCTGCATGATCTTGTCACGGTTCAACTGATCGACAACAGTGAGAGGCAGGCGTGCAACGTGGGTAATGACCTCATCGAACTTACCGTCTGAGTCATTGTATTGCCGCTTGTTAGCATCGATGATTTTAGAAACATCCTGCTTTGTTTCCAGAATCACCCCGTCATCAGTCTCATGTGCGACTGTATAACGACCATCTTCAACTGAAAATAGTTTCATGTAAACAGGGGAGAGGTTGCCCCCTCCCCTTCCTAGCTTACAGCGCCGGGTTTAGGTCAGCCACTAGACCATGAGCTGCCTCGTTACGCATTTCGAGGGTGAACTCAGCCAGAAGCTGGGTCTTCTCGCTGTCGCCCGTCTTAGCCAGATCGTTAGTCTGGAACGGACGCAGATACGCAACAGCCGCATACTCAGGATCAATCAGGTAGGCGTCGCGGGTACGGATGAAGCGGTCAGGCGTTACCGACAGAGTACCAAAGTCCGACATATAAACGTCGGCAGCACCGATAATCGTGGTCGGCTGATCGCCAGGCGCCATGTAACGCTGGGCAGCAATACCGGCGAAACTTGACACTTTCTGCTTCAGACCGCTGTTAACAACCAGCATCGTTGGGTTGCCACCGCTGTCAAACACCTCAGCAACGACGGTCTTCAGCAGCGTCTCGGTAAATGTGCGGGTAGCACCATCCGAGCGGGTCGATACACCAATCGTCGTGGGATCGGTGCCAGACGTACCAGCATCAGTGTTGGTCTTGATCCAAGACAGCAGAGCACCCAGCTTACGAGCGGTCGACGAAGAACCAGCACTACGGCCCTGATTGGCACCGAGAATGGTTTCCATGTCACGCTTAAGCTCGCTGGCAGCTTTAGAAAGCTGATAAGCCTTCTCCGACTTACGACCGGCCTTGTTAACCGCTTCCAGGGTGCCGGAGACTTGAATCGTCTTCTGCACGATCTGGCAGTAGTTGCCTAGACGGGTCGTCGGGCTGATGGTCGCGGAAACAGCGTCATCACCTTCAACAGCAGCGTTTGCACTGGTAGCAGCAGCAAGGCTATCACTCTGCCACTCGTGGAAAACAGCAGTTGCTTTGGTGCGAGCAAGGGTTGAAAGAATGGGGGTTTCGGTGGGGCTGATGTCATAAATGACGTCGATCAGATCCTCACGCTGGCCAATGGCCGTATGGGCGGTAAAGGTGGGCATGATTTATCTCACAAGAATTTTTCAAAAAGGCTTGCGGCATCTCTGGCTTTGCCAGACTTCCGCAGTCGGTTGCGTTCAGCCTTATACGATTCGGTTTCTGGTTGGGCAGTTTTTGCAGCGCCGGACTTGAGAACTGGAGGTGCCTGAGTTACTTTCTTCGGCCCTTGGCTCACAAGTTTGTCGTACTGCGCTGCCTTCCATAAAGCCAAAACCGCACGGCTGTCATATACGTTTGCAAGCTCCTGATCGGTAAAACCTATCTGCTTGGCATAGTTGCGAATGTCTGCCCTGACTTGATCGGCCTTTTCAGGTTGCGAGAACTCAGGGATAAACTGACTTAGCTTCTGCGCTTCTTGAGCTAGATGAGCTTGCAATGCTTGCTGCTGCTCGGCTTGTCGCATATGTGCGAGGCGTTGCTGTTCAGCCTGTACCGCTGCCAACTGCTCTTTCCGCTGCATCTGCTCGGCCATCTTTACTGCATAGCCAATCGGATCGGTTTCTTTCAGAGCTTCAATGTTTTCCGGTTTGTTCTGCTCAGCCAGAACTTTTTGAATAAGTTCCAGACGTTGAGCATACTGATCGCGGAGTTGTTTAGCCTGCTCGACAGCGGCTTTTTCAGCCTCAACAGCCTTACGCTGTTCTGCGAGCGCCTGGGTCTTTTGAGTGTAGTCAGTGCCTAATTGATACGACTTAATGAGTTCATCGATGGTAACTTCGCGTTCCTCACCTGCGGCTTTCACCCGGTAGCGCGGCGTTTCCTCGACTTGCTCTTGTTGCACCTCTTGCGTTTCTTCCTGCGGCTCTTGAGTCGGTTCTTCACCTTCATCGGCCATCATTCCGAGAATCGCATTGGCTGCACTGTTTACATCAAGTGGGCCACTTCCGTTGGGATTGGTGTCCATATTACCCCTAGAGTATTTTCCAACGCTTTGATTTCATCTCAGTCGTGGCTGCAATAGCCTCAAAATGACTGACGATGGCATCAATTGCACGAATCATTCTATAAAAACTTTCTCTTTTGTCAATATCTGACTCATAAGTATTTAGTAAAGCCTCAGTATATATAGACTTTAACTTGTTCAGTTCACCGCGAAACTCATCGTCTCGCATTAGGTTAGCAGCGCGTTCTGGCGTCATCCGGGTATCTCAACATTCGCAGAAATACCTGCGCCGATCTTGGCAGCTTTCAACTGAGCCTCAACTTGAAACTCTTGCTGTTTCAATTGGAGTTCAGCCGCAGCTTTTTCTCTGGCTAGTTGAATATCAGCCTGAGCCTTGAGTCTTTGAGTCTCAATCGCCGCCATTGCCTTCTGCTGCTCGATCTGAATCTGGGCCTGCGCCTGCGCCATCATCGCATCCAACGCAGGGTTGCCCTGTTGCTGTTGCGGTTGTGCAAGCTGCTGATCGACTTCAGGCGTGATCTCTTTGAAGAACTCGGTCGAGTCTTTGAACCCTGCCGCCTCGATAAATCTACCCAGCGTCGCACGATACTGGCCGACAGACACAAGCGGATTGGCAGGGCCATAACCCTGAAGGATCTGCTCCTGTTTAGCCAGAACCATCTGAAGCATAGCCATTTGCTCTTGCTTTGTACCCGTTCCAAGACCGACAGAGATAGTTACATCGTACTGATTCGACCACTCTCGCGGATCCATCGGCACAAACTTTCCGCGCATACGAATCAAACGCGGCTGGTCTTGATACTTGCAGAGTAAATGCAGAATGCCCTTGAACAGGCTTTTTACACCCGTCTCAGCGAACAATCGAGCGATCAGCTCTAGCTTGCCCTGTGCAGCGCCCATAGTAGCCGCTACAGCAGCCGCAGTGACGTTCTGTAGAACATTAGGGTCTAACCCCTGCTGTGCGTCTGAAACGCCTGTACGCTTCTGCTGGACGTTATCAAAATACCCCAGCATCGGGAATGCACTGTCAGCGATATTCGGCACAACCATCGGCGTTATCGCACCGGGTGACTTCATGCGGACAACACCACCAGGCGTGACATTCAGAAGGTCATCCAGATTAACTTGACCCTCAATCGCACCCACCCGAGCATTGTTCGACAGATACAGGTTATCAAGAGCCTGCCTGACAAGAGTGGACTTAATCAGTTGCAAGTCCATCGTCCGATCAGCCATAGACTGACCAAAGAATTTATGCGGGATCGGGAACGGGCAGATTACATGGAAGGGCACATAATCCACCGGAATGTTGGCTTTTGTACCATCAGCCCGAGTGAGAATCTGCTGATTGCTGTAGTAAATCTGGCGAAGTTCTGCAAGACCATCATCGTCTGAGTCTACGTAGATATAGCACTCGTATACCTCGACTTCTTGCATGGACTCGTCGAGACTTTCCTGCTCGAACGGTTCTTCACCAGGCGAGTACCGAGCGATACGCTCTTCGGTAAAGTCCAGCGAATTGAACTGAGGCAGGCTATAAACCTCATCTTTGTCGAAGCCCATCTGGACAAGCTCAGTTCGCGGCACAAGCCTACGATGCGCACAGAAAGGCATCTTCTCCTGGCCGAATACCGCTTTCTTGCTAACAATAAACTCTTCTGGCGGTACGCACTCAATCGCAACACGACCAGACTTGTCTTTCTTTCTGACGGTAACGGTTGACGTTGTTGACATCATCGGCTGACCGTCAAGACCCATCATGACGTTGCCATCAGGCCCGAGCATTTCTTCTTGCTCGATACTCTGCCCGACAATCTCTCGCGTGCCGTCTGACAGCAACAGAGCTAATTCAGCATCGGTAAGGTTCCGATATTCTTCTTCTGTAACGTCGATACGCTCGTCCCAGTAGGCTTTAACCGTACCTGTTTTAGCCGTAAGAGCGTCCCAGAACCACTGATGCAGAATCGCAAACCCTGGGTTGTCTTTGTAAAACACCCAGTTACAGTAGTCTGTTGCTTGTTTAGCGGTTTCTTCGTCACCAGGCCCGACAGGCTCAAACCGAACGATATCGTCGCTTGCAGTGAAAACCCGCATCAACTGAGGCAAAGCACCATCTACGGCTTCTGCAACCTCACCCGTTACGATCTGGCTGCGCCCCTCTACTTCGTTTCCATAAGGGTTGCGCAGGTAGTAATTCAGGGCTTCAGCACGCTGGGCGGTTGTTTCGCTGTCCAGCATGCCAATGGCATCATCAATCTCTGCACTCAGGATTGATGCGAGTCGGCCTTCATCCATTTTTCTGCTCGCTTGATGTAGGGGCGCTTCTCTTCCTTTTCTGTGAGTAGCTGCCGGAGTTCGTTAATTTGCTGGCGCAGTTCTGCAATATCACGATCATAATCTCGCCGCAAAACGATATTGCCCTGTGGGACTAGCATTAGACCACCCAACGTGTGTTAACAGGCAAGGGTTTGCCCCAGTTGTCATTATTCATCATCTCTAGCGATTGAGCAAGGTATCGAAAAGCATCAGCAGCGTGAGAATGCTCATCGTGCAAAGGCGCACCAGCTTCCTGCGTAACCTGATTTATCTGCCGCCTGTAGCGTTTCAGATGATTAACCAGCTCTGTACACCTGTCGGCATCGAAATAAGTGCGGGGAAATATCATCCTGGCGAGCCTTATCCCCTCTTCTGGGTTGCCTCTGGCTAATACTTGGACGTTTCTGCCGAGCGTCTGTAGCAGTTCCTGAGTGGACTTACCAGACTTAAAGTCTCGGTGAGCACCGTCGTGCGGTATGTAATCTGTGCCCCAGTTCCACTTTCTTTCTTGTAACTGCATTACGTAGCTGTCAATCGTTCTGTGAGAGTCTTCTATGTAATCGATCACCCGGACTTCTGACGCAACCCTCTGCACGCAGATAATCGACATAGAGTCGTTCCAGCCCAAGTCCCAGACCGTATGAACTTTAAGCTGCGGGTCGTATGGCACAGCACGAATCCGGCCCTCTCTCTGGGTGGCTTCGATCTCATTGGCGTAAATAGCGCCCTCGACAGCAGGTCGGCACTTGCCCTCCCATGTCGTGAGATAGCCAACAGGGTCACGGTCTAACCACTGTCTGCGCTCTTTATCAAGTTCAGGCGGGAACCACGGGTTATCCTGCCAGTTCATCTCGATAATGACAGATTCTTCTGGCGGTCTAACAACAAACCGGCTGAAAGTCTCGTCTGTATCAAGTTCAGGGTTAAACGTCACCCAGATTTCTGAACCTGGCTTTCTGATCGTAGGTATCAGTACGTCCCAGCTCTTTTTTGTAACGACCTGAGCCTCTTCTACCCAGCAGATGTCTGTGCCCTCGTAGCTTTTGAGGTTGAAGACACCCTGCTGACGTATGCCTGCAAAGGTGAACTCTGTGCCGTTTGTGCCGAGAATCTTGTTCTCTTGGATGGTATAGAACTGATCTAAGCCTAGAGACTCGATCTGGTCTTTTAATAGTCTGTGAACAGACTCTTGAATAGACTTCTGCGTTTCTCGTGCACAGAGAACCCGGATAGGCTTTGTCGCACCAATAGAGACTAGCGCCCTTGCCACCGACCAACTCTTAGCACTGCCTCGACCACCGTGAATAACTTTGTACCGCTTCGGCTGAAAGAGAGGCAGCAGCTTGTCAGGAATTTCGATCTTTCGGCGCAATGCCTACCACCTCCAGAGTTGTTTGAATCGGGCCACCGTCTAAACCAGTGTGCTCAATAACATGGTTTTCTTTCCACTGCGCTCTGGTTTTCAGCCAAAAAATAGCGGCAGTTATATTCCCAGCCTTTGCCTGCTGGAACAGCGTTTGAGCCACGGCAGCGTTAGCGTCTACACGACCCTCATCCAGTTCTTTCTTGTACTTTCTAACAAGCGTGTCAGAGCTTATATCGAGCTTGGCAGCGATATCCTCATGCCGAACCCCTACCGCAGCCAGCATCTTTACGATGCGTTTATTCTCATCAGTTACCTTGTGCATTTTTTAACTCCGCAAAGGTCTGTCCGCTTGACTCAAGCACAGCCTGCTTGCCGGTGAAATCCTGCCAGCGTTTAACAATAACGTCGCAGTATTTCGGGTCAAGTTCCATAAGCCGAGCCTGGCGGCCGGCCTTCTCGCAGGCGATCAGGGTGCTGCCGCTGCCGCCGAAAAGGTCAAGCACCAGATTGCCTTTGTCAGAGAAATCAGCAATGGCACGCTCTGCAAGTGCCGTGGGTTTCTGCGTTGGGTGGACATAACTCGAGGCGGCATCCTTGCCGACCTGCCAAACAGCCATGCCGCGCTGCCCTCTGAACTTCGGGCTTCCCTTTGTGCAGAACAAGGCGATCTCGTAGTCCAGCGCATATTGCCCGGTCAGGTCGCCCATGCCTCCACCGCCTTTGTGCCAGATGATGGTCTGCTTGTAAAACTCGGAAAACTGCACACGCCATTCTGGATAGACGTGGTGGCTGGTCCAAATAAAAGCGGCAGTGTTTTCCTGCATGAACTGCCAAATTACGGGCGCAACATCCAAGATTTTGTCGTCATTGGCAAGAACATCGAATCGCTTGCTCATGTTTGACTGAAAGTTAACCCCATAAGGCGGATCGGTGAAAACCAGTCCGGCAAGGCGGTTTTCCATCAATGAACCCACCGCGTCGATGCTGGTGCTGTCGCCACACATCAGCCGATGCTTACCTAGCACCCACATATCACCTAGCTTTGTAACCGGGTTATCTTCAACCTCTGGTGCCTGATCTTCATCGGTCAACCCCTGCGTGACCTCGTTTTCGCTCATCAACCGCTTAAGTTCATCCGGGTCAAAACCTAGCACCTCAAGCGCAAAGTTGTCAGCCAGCAGCTCATCCAGCTCGATCGTCAGCAGTTCTTCATTCCACCCAGCATTCAACGCAAGCTGATTGTCTGCAATGACATATGCTTTGCGCTGCGTAGGTGTTAGGTGGCTGAGTTTGATACAAGGAACGTCAGCAAGCCCTAACTTCCTGGCAGCCATCAGCCTACCGTGGCCAGCAATAATCGTCCCGTCCTCTGATATCAGGACTGGATTGTTGAATCCGAATTCTTTGATCGACGCAGCTATTTGTGCGACTTGTGCGTCTGAGTGCGTTCTAGCGTTGTTGGCGTATGGAATTAGCTTATCAACGTTAACGTGTTCAATTTGCGGTTTCACCCTGACTCCTGTCGGTTGGTCAGTAATTACTTACATCGGTTCTGTATCAGCCTTGCAACATACGGGTCTTTTTTTTGGTCTTTTGTTGGAGCGAAAAGCGCCCTGCTCCTGTTATCCGTATTGTCAGGCTCACATAGATAATACATCGCCAGACTGTTTCTAGTAACCCCCTGAGGGCAATCTATCGGTTCTGGTAAACCATGCCAGCTACCTCTAGTATCGAATACCACAGCCCGGTTGTAGAGTGGAGCGATTGATTTAACTAACGTATCTGGGTTGCTGTACAGACCTAGATGCCCACCCCAATCCTCTTGCCAATTTGGAGTGAGGTAGACGATTAAGTTCAGCCGCCTCTGTAACGGCAGCTTAGGGTGCATGTTGTAATCTAGGTGGACGTTGAGCTTTCCACCCCTGCCATGCTGGTGTAACCCGCCGCCGTGTAGACCTATATCTGGGATGAGGTTGCATTCTGTCATCGACTCCAGCATGTAAAGCATTGCTGAACTGCTGAAGTAGGTGAATGCTTTGTACGTCTCTTTGCCGAACCTGTCGTAGTGGTTGCAGGT